CCTAAATAGAAAGGATCTCTTATGTCTGAGATAAAAACTTTGCGTGAGAAAATGGCGAATATTGCCACAGAAGCGCGTAAGAAACTAGAAGAAATCACTGATGACGTGGTTGAAGAAAGAGCAGCTGAAATAGAGCGTGAGTTTGATGCTATGATGGCAGATCACGACAAGCTAGCGGCTCGTGCTGATCGTGAGGAAAGGCTTGAAAAAGCTCAGGCGGCTATTGAAGCTCCTGACACTTCAAAGCTTCCAGAAGTAGAAGGGCGTACTGCACCAGCTACAGATCAAGGCGAAACTATGGAATATCGTGCTGCTTTTATGGAGTACGTGTCTAAAGGTGGTGAAGCTTATGTATCCCCAGAAGCTCGGCAAGCACTGATTGAAAAACGTGTTCAAGTTACTGGCACTAATACATCAGGCGGTTTCACTGTTCCAGAAACGCTTTCAAACGTTATTATTGAAACTATGAAGGCGCACGGTGAAATGTACACCTCAACTATGTTTACAACTATTAACACAACTAGCGGTGAGCCTTTTAAAATTCCAACTGTGGATGATACAACGGTAACAGCTGGGGCGCACACAGAAGGTCAAGCACCAACTGATGACGGTGGAAAAGATGTCACTTTTGGGCAGAAGCAGATTAATGCTTTCGGCTTTAATACTGAATTCATTAGATTTTCTCACGAGATGCAGCAAGACTCAGTCCTTAACATGGAGAGCCTTTTAGGTAGATTGCTGGGAATACGATTAGCCCGTGTTGCTAACTCTAAGCTCACAACTGGATCAGGCTCAAGTGATGTTGAGGGAATTGCTACGAATGCTGGGGCTGGGGTAACAGCTGCATCAGCAACAGCAATTGCAGCTGATGAATTGATTGACTTAGTTCACTCAGTAGATCCAGCCTACAGACAAGGCGCTAATGTTGCGATGATGATGAATGACAGCACACTATCAGCTGTTAGGAAACTGAAAGACAGTCAGAACAGATACCTTTGGGAGATTGGCGGCTATGCTGCTGACATGCCACAGACTGTTTTAGGTTATCCAGTAATGGTAAATCAGGACATGGCATCTATTGCTACTGGTAACAAGTCAGTCTTGTTCGGTGATATGTCTGCTTTCTACGTTCGCAAGGTAGGCGCTCCGAGCATTACGGTGCTAAGAGAGCGATTTGCTCCTGATGTTGGGGTGCTTGGCTATATCCGTTTTGACGGTTGCTTGTCAGACACGGGCGCAATCAAAGCGCTAACCCAAGCTTAATTTGGCAGTGTGAGGGGGAACCAACCCCCTCACTTTTACCAAACAACCACCGGGGGTTTTATTCATTAAAATCAACGGCTTATGGTATTTTAAGGAGTTTTTACAATGGCAAAAGTAAGATTGCTGCAGTCTATGGCTGGAATTGGGTTTAGTAATAATGTCGGTGACATTGTTGAAATAAATGATCCTGACGCTTTGCAGAGATATGTTGAAAAAGGCATAGCTGAAGTTGTTGAGGAAAAGAAAGTTGAGAAAGCAACAAAAGAAGTTGCTGAGAAGAAAACAGCTGTTAAGGAATAACGATGAATTTGCCGCTGCAACATAGGCTAGAGCGCGTAACTGCTCCCTCAATAGATCCTGTTACTATAGCTGAGTGTAAGCGTCATATGCGTATTGAGCATTCTGACGATGATGAAATTATAGGATCTTTAATAAATGTTGCGGTAAATTACCTTGATGTAACGGGTATGCTTGGCAAAGCAATGATTACACAGACTTGGGCTGAGTATGTTGATTTTCATGCTACAACGGTACACCTAAGTATTACCCCCGTTCAGTCTGTAACCTCTATCCAGTATTATGATGTGAACAATGTTTTGCAGACTGATACTTTATCAAATTATTATATTATCGGTACTAAAGGATATAAGACAATATACCCTAAGTCTGGGTATTCTTGGCCTGTTACTTTTAAGCGCGATGATGCAATTAAGATTACCTATGTTGTTGGGTTTGGTGACACAGCTGAAAGTGTTCCAGAGACGGTTCGTCATGCAATAAAAATGCTAGTAGCTAACTACTATGAAAATCGTGAGAACGAACTTATAGGAACAACATCTAAGACGCTACCTTTCGGAGTTGAGCAGCTGATAGCAATGGAACGGAGTTCTTGGGTTGGCTAGGTCTGGACTGTTCAGAGATCGTGTCAGGTTTCAAAGAATGTCAGCGACTGCTGATGATTTTGGTAACGTCACACAAGACAGCTGGTCAGATCTTATTAGCCGATTTGCAGAAGTTGTTGAGCGCTCTGGCACTATGAACGATGAAACGGGAGCTTTTGAAGATGTAGCAAAAGCTAATATGCGCGTTAGGACAGACAGCACAGTAAATACAATTACCTTGTCAGATCGTGTAATTGCTAGAAATACAATCTGGGCGATTAAGTCTATTACAAGTCCTACTGCAAAAAATGATATTACCTTGTTTGTTTTAGAAAAGGGTGTTGCAGCTTAATGTTTAGCTTCAAGGTTGAAAGTAAAGGCTTAGAGGCGGCTCTAGAAAAATACCCTAGACGGCAAAGAAAACTTATAGGTGATGCAATAAGAAACTCTACGCTTGAGGGTGTTTCAAAAGCGAGATCAATTGCGCCACAAGATACTGGTAAAACAATGAGGGATATTCACGCTAGATTTGAAAAGACTCCTTTTAGTTTTGTTGGGTCTGTAGAGGCAACTGACAGTTCAAGAGAATCCCAAATTAGAGCCTTGTCTATTGAATTTGGTAGAAGAAATACAGGAGCGTCTAGACAGGCAAAAGGAACAGGAAAACTTTTTAGGGGAACTACTGAGCCACAAAGCTTTATAAGAACTACTTATTTGCTCTTAGGGAAAAAACATCGTGGCAGAATTAACAGAGCAATAAATAAAGCAGCTAGGGAAGCTGGGCTGAAATGAGTAACGGATTTGCATTAGAATTACAAAAGGCTGTGAGAGCACGGCTAGCAGCTGACAGCGCTACAACTGCAATTGTAAGTACAAGAATTTATGATGAACCCCCTACCCCCGTCACCTACCCTTTTATTCGGTTTGGTGGCATTGTGCCACGCGCTGACGATACTGACGGATCTACAGGCGCAGACGTTACATTATTTATTGAGGCGTTTAGTCAAACAACAGGACGTGTTGAGGCTACACAAATTCTAGAAGCAGTACGGACAGCGCTGCACAGACAAGAGACAAACGTAAGTTTGACGGGTTTTCACCTTATAGATCTACGTTGCGAAAATTACATGGTTGAAAAGAACACTGATGATCGTGGTCATAAAGGCTCAATTCTTTTTAACGCAAATATCCAAACAGCCTAAAAGGAGTTTTCACTATGGCTAAACAACTAGGTAGAGCACTATTATTAAAAGTCGGTGACGGTGGCGGCTCAGAAGTATTTACTTCTTTAGCTGGTCTAAACTCTAAGACTATTACAATTAATAATAGTGCTATTGATGTAACGACACCCGACGCAAGTTCGCCAGCTGGTGCTTTGTTTGCTTCTAGCCTAAACGGGCTAAAATCTATAAGCTTGTCAGCTGATGGAGTGTTTCTAGATGAAACGGCTGAGGCGAGATTAAATACCGTTGCAATGCAAGCTGACCCAGCAATGAATTGTCAAATTCTTATACCAGATTTCGGAACATATGCTGGGAACTTTCGCGTGACTTCATTAGAGTTTGGTGGCGAAACTGAAGGTGGAGTTACGTTCTCAACAAGTCTTGAAAGTAACGGCACAGTTACCTTTACGGCTGCTTAATGGCTATTACCGCTGAAGCTCCTCGAGGGGGCTTAGTTGAAGAGCTTAACGGTACAAGCTATACGTTTATTCTACGAATAAAAGAGATAGAAAGATTTGAGGATAAGCATAGAGGCGTCTTTGAGTTTTGGGATAGCTTTTTTGAGCGCAGTACAAAACCAACCTCAACAGAAATAAAAGATCTCTTAGCGTTAGGCTTAGTCGGTGGCGGTTTAAAAGATCAAGAAGCTGATGCAATAATTGAAGAGTGCTCCCCAGCTGATTATTTGCGGCTCTATCAAATTGCTCAGGCTGTTTTAGGGATTGCGTTTATGCCTGACGCATTTGCTGAAGAGCCTAAAAAAAAAGTTACACGCAAAAGCAAGCAAGGCTTGAAGTCCGTAAAATAATAGCAAACGGAATTGTGGCTGGATTAAAGCCTGATGAAATAAGAAACATGATCCCAAAAGATGTTTTTATTGTTTTCGATGGTTGGCAAAAAGCGCACAGCCCAAACAGGGCTGGCAAAAATGCACCCTCTTTAGAAGAGGCAAAAGAATTAGCAAGGAAGTACGGATAAATGGCGATTAGTGCAGAAGAATTAAACATTATACTTTCTGCAAAAGATCGTGAGTTTAATAAAAAAATAAATGCAGCTAACAGAAGAGTTAGAAACTTTGCTCATCAATCTAGAAAGAATTTAAATCAGACAACTAAGGCGATGGACAAGCTTAGTATCTCAGCTGGCAAGCTTGGCGGTGTGTTGTCAATCGGTGCTATTAGTATTGGTTTTAAAAGATTAATTGACAACGCTACACAGACATCAAAAGATCTTACTAATCTCTCACAACTTGCTGGCGTAAATGTTGAACGCTTTCAAGAAATGTCTTTTGCAGCTGCAAATTTTGGCGTTTCTCAAGAGAAACTTGCAGATATTTTAAAGGACACAAATGATAAATTTGCTGACTTTTTTTTAACGGGCGGCTCTGGAGCAGTCGATTTTTTCGAGCAGATTGCGCCTAAAGTTGGGCTTACTGCTGACGCTTTTAAAGGGCTAAGTTCTGATGAAGGTCTAGCGCTCTATGTAAAGGCGTTAGAAGATGCAAACGTAAATCAGCAAGAAATGACTTTCTTTATGGAAGCGCTGGCTTCTGATGCAACCTTACTTGTTCCGTTGTTTCAAGATAACGCTAAAGCAATGGGTGAAATGTCAGAACGCGCTAGAGAGCTTGGGCTAGTATTATCTAATGATACAGTCTTAGCTGGCGTTGAAATGCGTAGGCGCATGGATGAAATTCTGGACGCTATGGGCAAGCAGTTTTCAAAGTTTGCTTTAACAGCGCTAGAAGCTTTTGACTCCATTTTTCAAATGACTGACAAAGCAAGGATGGATCATTTGTATAAAGAACAAATGGACTTAGAAGATAAAGTTCAAAAAAAACGTGAGGCTATCGAAAAATTTAAGAAAAGAGCTTTTGAAAAAGAAGAAGAGTTCCAAAAAAAGAAGCAAGTTATGATAGACAATCTTGCTGTCGCGGAATTAGAGCTTGCTGATGTTCAAGGAGAGCGAATGAAATTGCTTGAACAAGAAGAAGCGCGAACACAATTAATTGTAAAAATGGAAAAAGCAAGAAATAGCAAAGGTACAGGGTTTTCGCCAATAGATCCAAAAGACGTTAAGAAAGCTACCGCTGAAGTAAAGATAATGAACAAAGCGCTAGAAGATTTAGACTCTATGGCCTCTACTTTAGAGTCTGCTTTTGAAGATGTATTTATGAGTGCAATAGAAGGGTCAAAAAGCTTCAAAGATACTTTAAGATCTTCAGCGCAAGCAATCATCAGAGAGCTTTACAGAATTTTAGTTGTACAGCGTTTAGTTAATGCAACATTAAGCCTGTTTGGTATTGGAACGCCAGTACCAAGTTTTAATAGTAATATCGCTAATTCGCCAGCTGGTATAAGTATCGGTGGTCTTGCATCTGGCGGTTATATGAACGCTGGGCAAGCTGCTGTTGTTGGTGAGCATGGACGTGAAATCTTTGTTCCTTCCTCAGCTGGGCGTGTGCTGTCTGTAGGGCAAGCGCAGAGCGCTATAGGTGGTGGTAATGGGGTGACAATCAATCAAACCATTAACGTCACTACAGGCGTACAACAGACGGTCAGAAACGAAATTAAAACAATGTTACCTCAGATTGCAGAAAGCGCGAAAGCAGCTGTCGTTGATAGCAAGCGCAGAGGTGGCAGCTACGGACGGGCTTTCAGCTAATGGCAATAACCTATCCTCTAAGTTTACCTGATTACACAACAATCAGGTCTATAGATTTTAGAGCAATAAACTCTGTTGCGTATTCTCGTAGTCCGTTTTCTTTTCATGGACAAACGCACACTTACAGCGGTCAAATGTGGTCAGTAGATGTAAGTTTAAAACCAATGCGGAGAGATACCGCTGAGGCTTGGGTAGCTTGGCTTATTAGTCTTAGGGGTCAGCATGGAACATTTTTACTAAGTGATCCTATATCGCACAGCATACAAGGTACAGCGACAGCGGCTACTATCTCAGGCTCTGCTGGTGATAATACAGTTAGTGCAGTTGTAACGTCTGGTCATACTTTAAAGGCTGGTGACTTTTTGGCTTTGGGTACTGGCTCTGACTCGACGTTGCATAAAGTGTTACAGGATTATACAGGCACTGGAAGCGCAGCAGATCTAGAGATATGGCCTAGCCTTAGAAAAGCTCGTTCATCAGTCTCAGCTGATCTTACAAGCGCTAATGGGTTATTTAGATTAAGCAGTAATGAAACTGCATATAGTGTAGATCAATTGTCAGTATATGGAATAAGCTTTGGAGCTATGGAAGCAGTATGACTAGAGCAGTTCCAAGCGCTATTTTATCGGCTTTATCTAATGCAGAGATAGAACCATTTTACGCGGTAGATCTAGCTTTTAATTCTGGTGCTATGCGGCTGTGGACAGGCTACGGTGACAAAACTATAAACTCTGCAACCTATACAGGAACGGGTACGCTTCTTACTATAGACGGTCTAGAAGAGGCTGGAGATCTATCAGCTAGAGGAACTACTTTAACTCTGTCAGGTTTAGCGAGCACAGTTTTGACCTACGCTTTGACAGAAGAATATCAAGGAAGATTAGTAACAATTTATTGGGGTCTAAATGGGGTCAGTGATGTAGTTGAAGTTTTTAGCGGCTACATGGATCAAATGACGATAATTGATGAAGCAGACAGCGCAACAATAAAACTGACAGTAGAAAACAGACTAATCACTTTAGAGCGCCCTAATATAAGACGTTACACAAGTGAAAGTCACAAGGCGGTTAGAGTGTCTAAAAACTTGTCTGGCTCTGACAGTTTTTTTGATTGGGTTTCTGGCTTGCAAGACAAATCAATAGTCTGGGGTAGAGAAGTACAAGCTGGTGATGAAGCAACCTAATCTTGACGCTCTTAACGAATACATAAGAGCAAATAGAAAATATGGTTTTCAGTGGCATACAAACGATTGTTTTGTTTTTACTAACAACTGTTTTAGGGCGATGTATGGCACTGGCTACGCTGACGATTGGCTAAATAAATATACAAAAAACGGTAGGTATTTAAGTCGTGAAAAGCTTAGAGAAAGCTTTAGTGCTCATACGTTATATGAGGCTTTAGAAACAAAGCTAACGCGAGTTCACGGAGTTCCACCAAAAGGCGCTTTAGTTACAACTAAAGCAGCAAGGCGGTGGGTAATAAATGACGCTTTGGGAATAAGCTTAGGTAGCAGCGCTGTCTTTTTAGGAAAGCAATCTTTGGAAGCCTTGCCAATAGAAACAATTACGAGCGGTTGGGTGCTAGAGTGAGAGATAGTCTTTACAATTACAGATTAGTTAACCTTAACAGCTGGGAACGAATACCCCGTGATCCTTTTATTTTATTCGGTGGGAACATATTAGCCAGTGCTACGGCTTCCCAAATATTTATTACGCAAGCTATTAACTATCTAGCGATAGCAGCTGTCAGCAGCTGGGCATTAAAAGCCTTGATGCCTACTCCTGATTTTGGTGCATTTGGTGGTAGCTCTGGATTGCTTGCTAACACTAGGACAGCGACAGCGCCTCAAGAAATCGTTTACGGAACAATCAGAAAAGGCGGTGTTGTTACATACATCGAAAGCACTGGTGCAACTAACAAGTTTTTACACCAGATTATTGTCCTAGCTGGACATGAAGTAAATGCTATAGGCAACGTCTACATTAATGACGTGACCGTAACTATCGGAGCAGATTATTTTGTTTCTGATGCACGTTGGAAAGACGCTGACAGCAATCCAAAGATTTATATTCGTAAGTTTACAGGCACTGATACTCAGAATGTTTACAGCACACTAAACGGGATCACAGATTCCCCAGAGTGGAATATAGACGGAGTTGCTCCTAGTGGTGGGGAAAATACAAACTTTAAAGGTCAAGGGATTGCTTGCCTCTATGTTCGCATGGAGTATGACCAAAATGTTTTTGCTGAGGGAATACCTCTATTCACTGCAATAGTAGAAGGCAAAAAGGTTTATGATCCTAGATCTTCCAGCACTGCTTTTTCAGCTAATGCTGCTCTTTGTATTCGTGACTATCTTACAAGCAGTTATGGCGTGGATAATACAGGAGTTACAAACGACACTGTATTTTCAGCAGCTGCTAACGCATGTGACGAAACTGTAAACCTAGCTAGTGGCGGCACTGAAAAACGATATGAGATAAATGGTGTTGTTAGCCTAGACAGAAGCCCGTCTGATATTTTGGGCGATATGATGACTTCATGCGCTGCTACGTTGTTTTGGGGTCAGGGCAACTGGCAGCTTAAAGTAGGAGAGTATACAGCTGCTATTAAGACTTTTACGTTAGACGATTTTCGATCTGGTATAAATCTTGATACTAAGCCTAGTAGACGCGACAGTTTTAACATTGTTCGCGGAATGTTTAACAATGCCGCTGATGATTATGTAAGAGCAGACTACCCAGAAATAAGAAGCACTACATTTATTGCTAATGATGCTGGTGTTGAGAGTGCTATAGATTTAGCCCTACCCTTCACAACCTCTAGCGCAATGGCGCAGCGGTTAGCAAAAATGACGTTGTTTCGTGCGCGTGAAAGTATGACGCTAACGGCTGACTTTGGCCTAGACGCTTTTAATGTACAAGTTGGTGACGTTGTTGCTATTACAAATAGTCGTTACGGATTTAGTGCAAAAGATTTTGAAGTTATCGGCTGGAAGTTTTCTAATAGACGAGACTCTGGCGAACTAAGTGTAAGTCTTACATTGCGCGAAACGTCATCAGCAGCCTTTAGCTGGTCAGCTGAGGAAAGCGATATACTAGGTAATAACTCTACTCTTACCTCTGTATCTGCTAGCCTAAGTATCGCAAGTTTAAGTATATCAGGCGGTGGACGTACTGCTAGTGACGGTACGTTTGTGCATAGTGCCATTGTTTCTTGGACTGCTCCAACAAATAGTTTTATTTCACATTATGAGGTTGAGTATAAAGCGACAGCAGACAGTAGTTATCATTCGACAACAACTACAGAAACAAGCATTGAAATTAGCCCATTAGTTGATGCTTTAGAATATACATTTCGGGTAAGAGCAGTCACAGTACAGGGAGTTAAGGGATCATTTGTTTCAGCCACATTTACGGGTGGCGGTGATACAACTGCTCCAAGTTTGCCCACATCTATTTCTGCAACGGGTGGTTTTAAGTTAATTACAATTAATTGGACAAACCCAGCAGATAAAGATTTGAATTTTGTAGAGATTTATGAAAATAGTACAAACACTTCTAGCGGTGCGACTAAGGTAGGTGTTTCTGGTGGTGACACATTTACAAGAACCAATTTAGGTTTAAATCAAACGAAATATTATTTTCTTAAAGCTGTAGATTATTCTGGTAATGCTTCTGCTTTTACAACTGGTGTATCAGCAACAACAACATATTTAGATGATCCAGATTTTGAAAACGGCATAAGGCAAATTTTTATAAATGCTGGCTTAGATATGATTGAGCCTGTTTCGTCTTTACCATCTAGCGGCAGTTTTACTGGACAAACAGTTTTTTTAACAAGTGATAATAAGCTCTATAATTGGGATGGTTCATCTTGGAGCGCTCCAGCTGGTGGCGCGAATAGTTTTGCTGAATTATCGGGTTCAATCGCAGCAAGTCAAATAGCTGCAAATACTATCACAACTAACAAGATTGCAGCAAATCAAATTACAGGCGGTTTAATAGCTTCGTCAGGAATTATAACAAGTGCTGCTCAAATAAATGACGGAATTATAACTAACGCAAAAATTCAAGACGCTGCTATTACAAATGCAAAAATTGGCAGTTTGAGCGCTGATAAAATAACAGCTGGAACTATCTCAGCAGATCGTTTTATTGGCGCTGGAATAGCTTCTACACAAACAACCGCCCATAGCTATTATTATGGTGGAAGTTCTCAAATATATAACCAAACAGTTTTTTCAACAACATTCACTGGCTTAACAAATGGATCAGCTATTATGTTGGGTGTTGCTACAAGTGTCAGTCCGACAAGCAACGCAAATAATAATCCAGCACAAGTAACGATTACTTTAAATTTAAATGGAACAACCTCAACGCATAGCTTCGGCACTTTTACAAAATTAAAAACTTTTACACTTAGCGGAACGTCCGTAACTGTAAGTATGACAGCAACATTTGCTAGAAGGTTTCAAGTAAATGGCGATAGCTTTTTTATTGGAATTTTACAATGAGCTATTTCGTTTATCTAAATGATGGTGGCTGGATCGTTTCTCAGTTTGAAACTGAAGCAGATGCAGATGATCTGATAGCTGCAAACGACACTGGTGTAATGTTAAAGATAGCTGCACCAAGCGATAGCGCTACAGTAAATTATTTAAATTATTTAGATGGTAATTTTGTTGCTGAAACACAAGCTGACATAGATGCAGAAAATTTAGTAGAATTTAGAACAGAACGAAACTCTCTATTAGCAGATACAGATTGGACGCAAGCTAATGACAGTCCTTTATCTG